AGAAATGCTTCGTCGAGGTAGCAACAACGATACTGTCACACAACTGCAACAAATACTTTTTCCGCAATCCCCTGAAGAATGGGATGGTTCTTTTGGAGCTAGAACAGAATCTGCGGTTAAAGGTTTCCAACAAGCACATGGGTTATCCCCTGACGGAATAGTTGGGCCTTTAACGGCAGCGGTAATTAACGCTATTGGTCCACAGATCCTTGATCCTGAAGGGTTTGGGGTACAAAATCCTGCTGTTGACGCATGGGCAATGGCTGATGCTGGTTCATTAGGTGTCGATTACCCTGAACCAGAACCTTTTTTTGCTTTACCAGAAACGCCAACAAGTAGCGCTCCTAGCGCAAGTGTTGATGTTGACGAAGATGATCCGGTTACTGTTCCAACACCAAATGTAGACGTTATCGATGATACCGATGGAGCCGCATCTCTTACACCTGCAAGTAATACAAACGAAGTATTCGAACAAGAAATTAACAAAATATTTGTAGATGATTTACCGCTGGGAACAGGTGATATCAACGCTGAATTTGCTTACGATCCCCAAGATTACGACCCTTTAAGCCCTACTAGCGATGAGTTCGTAGTCAACGCAGACACATTAACTGCTTCAGGAATGATGTCTGAGTACCTTGATTTCTTTGGTTTAGGACCTAACAGCGACACTGATTTATCTGCTTTTGTTACAAATATGGTCCAACAAGGCATGCCAGTGCCTGCTGTTTTGTCGCAATTACGCATGACCCCTGAATATGGTGTGCGTTTTCCTGCTCAACAAGCCAGACGTGAAGCAGGTTTAGCTCCTTTATCTGAAACTGAATACATTAATCTTGAAACTGGTTACAGACAACTAGCAAGCCAAGCTGGCATTGATCCGTTGTTTGTAGACAGTGCAGATATAACTCGTTTATTGACTAACGATGTTTCTTTAAACGAATGGCAGTCACGTATTGCGTTAGCGGAAGACGCTGCTTCGTCTGCTGACCCAGAAACTATTGCAACTATTAAAGAAATGTACCAGTTTGAAGACGGTGACATTACTGCTCTTTATCTCGAAAGCGATAAAATAAAAAACCTTGTAGATGCTCGTCGTAAATTAACTGGAGCAGGATTAGCAACTCGTGCAGACACGATTCTTGGTACTACTACTGCCCGAAACGTTAAAGCTGATTTAGGTAGTTTATTGCAAAGAGCTAACGTTCAAGAACGTGAACTAGCTAGCACCCTTACTCCGTTGGCAGGTCTTTCTACTCGTTTGTTAAACGAAGACGCTATGAGCGGAGGCACTCTTACGAGAGGCGCATTTAACTTAGATCCTGCTAGCGCTGCTGCTGTTGAACGGCGTAGGCAAAGCAGATTAACGCCTTTAACGGGTTCTTCTGGGGCTATGGGAAGCCAAGGCGGCATAAGCAGTCTAGGGTCAGCAACTTAATACTTGCATTAATTAAAATATGCAACTATAAATAGTGGTGTTGTTCGGCCCTTTATTGGTGCGCCGTGCAACAACCCCCATCCGAAGTACCACCGCTGAGGATGTGTAACGACAGGTGAGTGACATATGACAGATTCCGGCTCCACACTAGGTGAAGAAGGTGCTGCCAGTTCAACTGAATCAAAGCCTAATTTTCGGCGTGAGTTAGAAACACGGGCAAGAGACGCAGAGCAACGCAATGCGGATCTTGAACAACGACTAGCTAGCTACGAACGGCGTGATGTGTTTAGGTCAGCAGGTTTAGATCCTGATGACAAACGTATCAATTATTTCGTCAAGGCATACGAAGGTGAACTCGACGTAGAAGCTATACGACATGAAGCTACTGCGGCAGGGTTTTTGGACCAAATGGCTCCTACACCTGAAGCTGCTGCCATGATGGATAACGCTTTTGAAGGCGAGCAGCGCATAATGGCTGCTGGCGAAGGTGGCGATCCAGTGTCACAAACCGATCTTGATGCTCGGATTAAAGCAACGAAAAATCCTCAGGAACTTCGAGCTTTAATGGAGGGTGAAGGTTACTTGTGGGGCGCAACAGCCTGATTTAAATATGTGGAGTCCTCACCCATAAGGACTTAACAATGGCCTACACAGGCACCGGCGACGTATCTTCAGATACAACGGCGTTTCAACAGTTAGCGTATTTTGCGCTACGTTCACAACCACTTTTTGAAATGGTTGCGGATGTTCGATCAACTGCACAAAGCCATAATGGTGCGTCAGTTCAATTCAACATCTATGCAGATCTTTCACAAGCTACATCAGCTTTGACTGAAGCTTCTGACGTTACCGCTGTAGCGTTGTCAGATAGCACAGTCACAGTAACTCTTGCTGAGTACGGTAATGCTGTAATCACAACCGCAAAACTGCGTGGCACTTCATTCTTGAATGTAGATGCTGACGCTGCAAACATCATTGGCTACAACATGGCCGACTCACTCGACAAGATTGTGTCTGATGTTGCAAATGGCGGTTCTAATGTCAGCTATAGCGGTGGCGCTGCTAACCGTGGTGCTCTTACCACAGGTGACGAGTACACGGCTGCTGACGGTCGGAAAGCTGTAGCGGCACTTCGCTCTGCAAGCGCTCCCGGCTTCGAAAACGGCAACTATGTCGGCATTATCCACCCAGATGTGTCTTATGACCTTCGTGGTGATACTGCTGTTACTGACGTTATTCAGTACCAAATACAACAAGACGGTGCGCCTGTACGTGCAGGTTCAATCGGCACCTTCAACGGCATTACTTATATCGAAAACCCTCGTGCTGGCCTTATCGCTGACGGTGGTTCAGGTACATTTGATGCTTACCAGACCCTTATTGTGGGTAAGCAAGCCCTCGCAAAGGCATTTAGCCGTGCGCCCGGGTTTGGCGAAGAACCAAGCGTAGTTGTTGGTCCTGTGACTGACACCCTTCGCAGGTTCCACCCTGTTGGCTGGTACCACCTTGTTGGGTATGCACGTTTCCGCGAAGCTGCACTTCAGCGTGTGGAAAGCATTTCCAGCATCGGAGCTAACTCCTAGTAGTTAGTTCTTAGAGGTCGCAGAGGGGTCGGGTTTTCCCCCTTTCCCCGGCCCCTCTGTTTTCCTCTGCTATGATTTCAAACATGCCTAACGTTAAAGGAAAAAAGTATCCCTATACCGCTAAAGGTAAAAAGGCTGCTGCCGCCGCAAGAAAGAAAAAGAATGCAAAAACCAAACGGTGACGTAACGATTAGGCCAAAGCCGATTCAAGGAACAGGTTCTACTAATGGCTAGTGGTCTTTACGTTGAGACTTTTGAAGCTGCGTTTAAGAACGATCTCGCTCTTGACATGGACAATGACACTTTTAAGTGCATGTTGGTGACATCTTCTTACACCCCAAACTTTGAAACTCACACAAACAAATCAGATGTATCGAATGAGATTTCAGGTACTGGGTACACAGCCGGTGGTGAAACTCTTACCAGCGTTGCTATGACTAGCAGTTCTGATGGAACAGGCACAATTAAATGGGATGCAGATGACGTGTCGTGGACTAGTTCTACGTTGTCAAATGTACGAGCCGGAGTTATTTATGATGACACGGTTACAAACGATCGTTTGATTGCATACATAGATTTTGGGGGAGATTTTAGTACAACGTCAGGTACATTCCAGATTCAGTGGAATGCGTCTGGCATCTTTACCCTTGATTTGGTTCCGTAGGAGCAATAATGCCAACAGCTAATTACCCAACTTCTCTTGATACAACCTCAACGCAGGTAACTCCGGGTTCCACTACTGATTTAGACGCATCAGGTTTTGAACACGATCAGGTGCATGGTGCTGCTTCTACGGCTTTAATTGCTTTAGAAACAAAACTTGGTATTAGTGCTTCGCCTGCTGCTTCGGCGTCAACGAACGCTGTGCTTACGCATACTGGTACAGGTACGACAGCGTGGTCTACTACGTTGACAAGCCCAACTATTGCTGGTGCAACTCTTTCGGGTGCTGTTGTGGGCGCAGACCAGATTATGTCTGCGGTTACGCATCAAGATTATTCTGAAACGGTGTATGCCGGTGGTAACACTGGTGCAAGTCCTGCGATAGATGAAGCTAATGGCAACACTCAAACTTGGACGTTAGATAATAACGCTACGTTT